CACCTACTACCGCCAGAGCGCCTATCGTGTTCGCCCCGTTTCCGCAATAACCTCTTTGTCTCTTTAGACTTTATCTCTTTAATCTTTAGCTGTTTAGCGCAGGAAAAGCCCCGGCAGGGGCTTTTTTGTTGTAAAAAAATGCCCTAAAATATTGTTAATTGTTTATCATCTGTTAACTTTGTGCTCTCGTAACACACATTAAAATATATAAAAAATTAACATGGCTCTCTCCGAAGACCTCAAAATATCAGATGCAATGTATCGGTTACTGAACAAGATAATTGATGCTCGTGTCCATTTTCCGAAGGAATTCCGTTACGAATTTGCTTCCGATATCATTTCCTGCGCCCTGAACTGCATGAAATATATCCGTTATGCCAATTCGGATATGTACCCGCCGCGCCGGGCTGATAACCTGATGAGACTTCGTTGCGAGCTGGATAATTTAGGAGTACTGCTAAGGATATGTCAAGAACGAAAGTTTATCAGCGTCAAGATGGCGGCCGACATCACTCTCCTGTTGACGAGTGTCGGCAAACAAGCCACGGGCTGGTATAAAAAAACACTCTCTGATTGGGAAAGGTCAACAGGCAAGGACGAACGTGCCCTGCGGGAATACCAGTACCAACTTGAGTATTTCGCAAAGCCGGAGCCATAACTGTCACGGTGGTTATGGGTGAGCAACTAGAATTATTTATTGGGTATCCTTCCAGCGGAGATGATCCGCTGGGAAAGAGTCAGCATCAAAACACTGAAAAAGTGGATACAAGGGCTTCCAGCGCTTGGGGGGTGAACTTCAACAACGGCAACGTCAACACCAACAACCGCCAGAGCGCCTATCGTGTTCGCCCCGTTTCCGCAACAGATAATATAGTCTATGACATCACCCTTAGTAGTATTTTTGAAGCCATGTACGAATGCGTCCGACAGAAGCGTACAAGCCATGACTGCATCCAGTTTTATGAAGCTTACCAATACACGCTGGTGCGGCTATGGAACGCAATCGTGCATGGGGAATATGTACCGGACTTCTCGAAAGCCTTTGTCCGTACCCGCCCGGTTTACCGGGAAATCTTTGCTGCTGCATTCATCGACCGAATAGTGCATCATTGGATTGCCATCCGTATTGAACCTCTTTTGGAAATACGGTTCAAAGCACAAGGAAATGTCTCTAAGAACTGCCGTAAAGGTGAGGGGTGTTTGTCTGCCGTGTACTACCTGAATGACATGATAGTCGAAGTGAGTAAGAATTATACTATCGACGCTTATGTTCTTAAAGCCGACTTTCTGAATTTTTTCATGTCGATTTCCAAGTCTTTGGTTTGGGAGATGATGGATATTTTCTTGAGAGACAACTATAAGGATGATGATATCGACTGTCTGCTCTATCTCCTTGTCGTCACAATCTTCCATTGCCCGCAAGACAAGTGTCACCGGCGGTCGCCGCTTTCCATGTGGGACAAGTTTCCGCGCAGTAAAAGTCTCTTCTATAATGACAAGGATAATGGTACACCGCCGGGCAATCTCCTTTCGCAGCTTATAGCCAACTTCCTGGCATCAGTTTTCGATTACTATGTAATGGAGATATTGGGATTCAAGCATTATGTGCGCTTTGTTGATGATTTCTGCATCGTGGTGAACTCGCCAAAAGATATTTTGTCCAAGGTTTCTCAAATGAACGGTTTCCTGAAGGAGCAACTCCTTCTACAACTGCATCCGAAGAAAGTATATTTTCAACACTATAAAAAGGGGGTGTTATTTGTAGGGGCTTTCATTTTGCCGGGCAGGATTTATATCAGCAAAAGAGTCGTCGGCAATGCTTATGACGCTGTACGGAAATTCAATAAAATAGCTGAAACAGGATTTGCGGAAGCATACGCTGAAAAGTTTGTGAGTACAATGAACTCTTATTACGGCCTGATGAAACACTTTGCAACGTACAATATCCGCCGGAAGTTAGCAACAATGCTTGCGTCAGAATGGTGGACATATGTCTACATCGACGG